ATATTATCATAATCAGATCACAAACGGGGGGATATTCTCGTTTCATGTTTCACTGACTCTACCGTATCATATGATTTTAATTTGCACGGTCTAGGGTCAACAGACGTTATATTTGCAAGCAGTAACTATAACTTTCGTCAATTCTTTCCATCTCTCTGCGTTCCTCTCCAACATATGCACTGCCCATAGAAGCAATAACTTCGTACAGATGCGTCGGTGGCTCGTGGAATCGTGACCAGAGCTGATGACCCTACGGTTTCTTTTATTCCCATTGCACGGGAACGGGGATGAAATCGTCTAGTTCCCCGTCACCATAGTGCTCTAACATGTTCCAAATCGTCGATTGAATCGATCCTCGAATATGAGACAAAATGTGTGTATCATAATTAGTCTCTTTGTTCTTTTTCGAGTAGTAATCCTGTTTGTAACTGGATAACTTCGACGTTGGGCTGCTCCTTAGCTTGACTTGTACTTTCGTCAAATCATTAGCCATGAAGCCATGAGTCCATATCTTAATATGCAATGTAAATCCAAAAACCGCCAAATAATCCTTTAGTTTTTGTAAGGATTCTACGGTAAAAAATATTTCATTGCAGGAGTTCGACGCTATATCATATAGTCCCCACCCATTATCTAAAAACTCTTTCGAGCCTAAATTCTTCTGAATATACGTATGTTCTTCATCGATATTCTTGGTTGATGGTTTGGGTGGAAATTCTCCAAATAATGTTTTCATTGCTGATCTTAAGTCCGGGTGTTGTTCTTGATAAAGAATTTGATAACACGCTCCCGTTGGTGTTGGTGGCGTGTATTTTTCTAAATACTCCGGTACTGTCATTATTATTGGTTTCTCGTCTACATCTCCTGTTTTCAAAGTCAAGTTATGTAATTGCTCTAGCATATTAAACGCTGCCTTTTCTTCTGAATCTTTCTTGCGTTGGCCTCTTCCATCTGCTTGTTTTTTGTCAAATAGACAATTGTCTACATTGAATGTTACAAGTGACTTAAACATTGTTAAATGTGGTGGGCCAGATTCCGTTGTTTTTATAAAAATTCGGGCTGTGTTTATTTTTTGCGTTATTTCGTGCATAGCTGAGCGAGCTGTGAACGTGTCATCATCGTTATATTTTATCCATTCATCAACGATGACTGCTTTGATGTTGGCTGTGGATGGTTCGATTCCTTTAAGATTTTGATATTGTGCAGATGCATTTATACATTCTCGTTCACCTTGTGGTGTTGTTAAACGATATTGTAAATCTACATTTTTGCTCTCTTTAATAGAATCGGATTGTGGTCGATTAAATGTTCTTTTAATACGAACCGGATCTGTTGGACGGAATATTTGGGGTCGTTCCATTGAATCTATTGGAACTGGAGTGAAATTAAGTTGTAATTTTTCCATTCTCCATTGAAAAAGTTTCTGATCCCAAGTTGATGTTCCTTGAACAATCAATTGATAAATACTTTCATATAATGAATGATCGATGGTTTCCCAATCGATATCAATATCATCATAAGTATCACAAGTTATCGAACTACTTAGTAAATCTGGAATACTCCAATGTACTTTATATTGTATCTTATGTGAAAAGACTCGAGTTATAATTTTAATTTCGAGTCCAAATAAAGCACGGAGAACTCCAAGTCCGACAAATATTGTTTCAGTTTTAAATGATGTTAATGTATGAATAATTTCATCGCATAATCGTTCTTGTGAATCATCTATTCCAAGATTTAGTACTCCAATCGAAAACGGTTCGTAACCATCCAAAGGTGGATAAGCCTTATGTTTAACTGTTGGGTCCCAATAATCGGATACTGGTTGTTGTTCTGTTTTTGACCAGAAAGAACCTTGAGGGTGAGCTAGTTTATGTAATCTTCTTACTAGCATTGATTTTGTCATACTCTCTGGTTCGACTTTATCAAACTCCTCATCACTCGATTTAGTCTCGTCTTGTCCTCGACGTACTTGTAAATGAGCTGGAGCTGATACTACCCAAGTATCAGGCCATAAAACTGATGCTGCTGTTGATGCAACTTGTGAAGGATAAATATTTGGTATTCCCATGTACTGTCCAAAACGAAAATCATCTCCCACTGATTTTAATAATGTGAGAGGACGATCTATAAAAAATGTTCCAGGTGTTGCTATATACGGAATACTAACAATTGAATACATTAATAAAGCACCAACAGATAAAAAATCTGGTGATATATCAGCTGTAAGCAAACCTTGTTCAGTCGGAAGAGTATTAAAAATCGTCGTAAA